CAATTTGTAAAGGGGTAACTCTAAATTTTTCTGCATCCCGCATCTCTAGCTTAGCTTCAAGAAGTGCTTCTTGAGCGGCAATGATGGCATCTGGATCAAAAGATTCGTTTGCTTCCTTCAGCGCACGGCGTGCGCTCTCGACTCCAGAGTTGGCTACCTTCTTCATGGAATCGGCGTACTGCTCGCTCCCACTGTTCACATACTGCTTGAGTTTTTTATTCTCTTCAACCATATGCTGTGCAAGACGCTCAAGCTCTTGCTTCTCTCGCATAAGGGCTTCTTTGGCCCGACGCTCATCATGACGGGCGTGGGTAAGTTCTTTAATTCGTTTCTGAACGTTGCCAGTGTATGAATCAATTTCTTCTTCCGTGGGATCAGCAATCTCACGCTCTAAAGGCTTGCGGCCTCGATCCTTTTCAGGGGTGTCATCGACAATTTCAACTTCAAGATCATCAGATTGCGCAACGGCATCCATGTCTTTTTCGTCGATCTCGTCCGGGAACTCGAACTTATCTTCCATTTTCACTCCTTAAGCGCGGCTTAGGCCGCGAGGGTCTTGCACAACAGCCTCAACTTGATCGTCATTAATCAAGCGAAACTCTTTTCCGTAGATTTTGAAACGCGTACCGGAATACGTACGCACGAGTACAAAGTCCCCAGCCTTACACCACGGTTCCCCGGAGAATTTGGCTTTGTCTTTATACGCGTCTGGGCCCACTCGCAAAACAAACAGAGCCGTTGTGGCATGCTCTTCTTGTTTCAGAAAGGCGTCAGCTTTTACGATGTCGGAATTATCGAAAGTATCCGTAACATCGGGCACAACACACAATAACTTCCACCCTTTAGGTTCGGGCAACGACGTGGCTTTTTCCTCGTCTGTTGCTTTGTCTTTGGGGGCATCCATTTTTTGGAGGTGCTTAGGTAGGGTTAAACCCGGAGGCAGAATGATTTCACTCATCTGATTTTTCCACTTTCTCAGCAAGGTCGAGGAGATGACGCTCTGCGGTAGCCAGACCTTGGATAACACCACAGAGTTTTTGATATTCGTCGAAGCTGCGACAAACCCCACCCGCGCAGTCATCTGCGTAGTTGTTCATGTCGGTGCGTATTTTTTCGCGCAATACGCGTGCGAAGTCTTGGATCATCGTTGTTGACTACCTCGTTTTTGTGCATCTGCACGGGACTTTGCGATGTCGATGCCCATTTGGACCCCGGAACGTTCTTGATCGGATGCTAGTTTGGCCTTGGAGTTTTCCATGTCAATTGCAACTTTCATGCCCTGAAGCTCCAAATTGCCCTCGATCTGACGCTCTTTGAGTTTTAACTCGTCGGCATCGCCTGCGGCTTCGACCTGTAGTTTCTGCTGCTTGAGCTGTAACTCTTGCTGTTTGATTTGCAACTCTTGTTGCTGCATCTGCAACACAGGGTCTTGTGCTTGCTGCTGAGCCTGCTGCTGGGTAGCTTGGGCTTTATTCTGCTGCAACACCTGCTGGGCGGCTTGCGCCATCATGCCGGACAGAGCAATCTCGATCTCTGGGGGCAAGTCCTCGTCGTCCGGCGGCAAAGCCATGCCAAGCTGCTGTTCGATCTTCTGGCGGTAGCCAAAACCAACGTGCTCAGCAACGTGCGCCATCATGGCTGCCTGCAACATCTGGGCTTGCGGGTTCTGTCCGATTAACTGCATGATGATCGGATCCTGCATTGCAGACATGTGCACGGCAATGTGTGCCTGATGGTCTTGGTACTGAAACGCCTTTACTGGGGAGCCCTTAAGCACCGCTTGGTTCTCTGTAACTGGATCTTTAGGCTTCTGGTCATCTGGCAGGGGCACGAGCTTGTCTGCGTTCTTAATGCCTAGCACGTCCAACATACCGCGGTGCAACTGAGGCAAGTCGTAAATCTGCGGGGCAGACTGCGCCAATTGAATGACTGCTTGGTACTGCACAACCCGCTGAGACAGTGTGGCGGCATTGGGGTCGCTCACAGGCAGGATGTCTACGTTGTCATAGTCGCTACCTTTGGCTCGGGCTCCTTCTACACCTTCTTCTCCGTCTGGCTCGTAGTCGTATTCATTAGGCGTGTAATCGCGGATGATGCCCGCCAGCAATTGGAGTTCTTGCTTTAACGCAAAATGGACGCGGGCCTGAACAGCCGTCATCACCTTCAACTGGCGTTCCAACAATGCCAGAGTTGAGCCTACAGGGGCATTAGCTCCCATATCAGAGACCTGTAGGTCGGCAGTAGCGGCGAAGCGACGGCCTTCCTCAACCACAGAGTTCAGCAATGTGAACAGTACCTGTGATGGCTCTTTATAGGGTAGGGGCAGTATGTTGTCCCGTAATGTGCCTGAGCCTACGTCTGCATCGCGGAACTCGCCCGGGGCGATTGGGGTGTCATCTCCCTTGATCCGAAGACCCCGAGACTTCAAGCCCCCCGGCAGGTTCGAGAGCGTACCGGCGTCAATCAACTGCCGCATCAGTGACGTGGCGCTGTTAGCAAATCCGCCGATCAGGTGGAACAGACCAAAGCCGTATGCGCCAAAGCCGGGGATGTATTGGTAATGCACGAAGTGCTGGCGCTTGAGCTGCAACTCGTCGTCTGGGAGCCAGTTGCGACGGATCGCCAACACCATGTTAGTGCCGCGCACCATTGTGACCACGTACGGCAGCATAATGCCCGTAGGCTCGCCGTCTTTGTCTAGGTCTTCGTACCCCGGGATGTCTAGGTCAACGTGGCACTCGTACAGCGTGAACCGATCATCGTTGATGTCGCTGAAGCCTGTCTCTTTATCCTTGGCCTTGTTTATCTCATCGGTCGCCTTGTCTGGCTCCCCAATGTCTTCGTCGCGGTAGAACCCGGCAACCTGCAGTTTCAGGATGTCGTTCTTGGTCTTACGCATGACGTGCGTGACGCGGTAGCAAGTCTGGATCTCTGATGTGCCGTATGGCAACAAGATGTCCTCAGCGGGGACAAACACAGACACTTGACGTCCCAAATTGGGGTCAAAGTAAACTTTCTTGAACGCAGAGCCGGTGGCGGGGAGTGACCATAACATGCGCTCGTGCTCTGGGCGGAACTCCTGCATTACGTCCGTGAGCTGGTGGTTCATGTCATTTTGGACTCGAAGACTCGCCGATTTCTTCTCTGGGGTCTCTTTTCCAATTATTTTCGTGCGCACCGGCCCCTGCGCAGGGAACGTCTCCGTGATTGTCTCGCTTTGAAAGCGTACCACGGCTTCGGTAATCATGGGGTGAAAAACACCACTTGCCCCGTTCCAAGGCTCGGTGCGCTCCTCGATCTGCAAACCCATCAGTTTCAGGCCATTAACATAGGCCTTCTCCCAATCACCGCGTGAGTTCCGGTCTCCATCAATGTCGCTGGACAACTGCGACGCAATCTCCTCCAGCACACTATCGGGTAAGTCCTCGGCCAAGTTGGCATCAAACTCATCCCCAGTAAAGTCGTCTTTACTAATAGTAAGCTCCATGTCGCCTATGCCAATCGTCACCTCTTCAGGGTCCACGATCTCTATCTCAATACCTTCTTCGGGAGCCAGCCCTTCTAGGCCCATAGGTGTTTGGTATAGCGATTTATCAATGTTAGTAGCCATCAAATATCCTTAGTAGTAAGCGGCCCGGCGGGGCGCATGGTAGGGGTCGTCTTTCTCATCAGAGTCCAATGAGATAAATCCGCCTTGTCGGTAGCGCAGCAGTGCTTGTGTGGTCGTGTCAACGTAGTCGTCGTGTTCGCCAACAGGAAAAGATGCCATTTCTTCTATCACCTCACGCGCCCATCGCGTATCTGGTGCCCAGATTTTACCGCTGCTGAATAAATCAGCAACCGCATTTAGCCGCACCATCTTATCGTTTCCACGGCTTGGTGTAAATTCTTGGACTGCGATACCCATTGCTCGTAATTCTTGAATCAGGGGGGCACCCGCCGCCTTTTTCTCCACTACAAACGCGTCAGGCTCCCACTCCATGTAGTGTTTGTACGCTACTTGCTTCAGTTCGGGGAAGGCCATACGGTCTTTAAACGCATCAAGCAGGATAACCTGCGGAGCATTGCCCTCTTCCTCGTTATAGAACACGCCCCACGTCGTACAAGCCGAATAGTCGGCGGTGTTCTTGGTCTCAAAGGCCGTATCCCAAGACTGGATGATGTAATCGCACTTCGGGGGGTCGTCTTGAGGCCAAATCCGCCAATGTTTACGCGACACGATGGCACTATTCTCCGATGTGGGCTGCTGCATGTACTGCGCGTTCCAATACCGGGGGTCTAGCGAGGCTTTGGTGGACTTTAAGGACTCTAGTGACCATTGATCCGGCCACAACGACTTCTCGTCTTCCTCGTCCTCGTTCAGAATGGCAGGAAGCTCCACGATTTCCCAAGGCACAGACTCTGGGTTCTTTATCTGGTAGTCAATCAGACGTCCTGTTAGGTCTAGGAGCGACCAACGCGTCATGATGATGATAATGGCCCCGCCCGGCATTAAACGCTGTAGCGGGCCTGTCTGGAACCACGACCATGCGGTATCAAAAGCTAAGCGCGAGTTCGTTTTGACGTCTTGTTCCGAGTGCGGGTCATCAACAACAAACAGATCGGCACCGCGACCAGCAAGAGCGCCGCCCACACCAGCAGCATAGTACTGACCCCCAGCACTTGTAGACCACTTACCAGCCGCTTTTTGGTCATCCGCCACCATTGTGTCTGGGAAAACTTCATGGTACTCCTCAGAAGCAATCAAATTTCGGATGCGACGACCAAAATCCTCGGACAGACCCGCAGTATGCGTGCCCATGATGATCTTCTTATTAGGGTATTTACCTAGAAAGTAGGCCGGAAACAAGTAGGAGCTGAACTCGGACTTGCCCATACGTGGCGCGATGTTAATAATCACCCGCTTTTTGCGGCCCTCGATCACGTCCGTGAAGATCTTAGCCAGTTTCTTGTGGTGTGGGCCTACTTTAAACCCCGGATACACCGCGTTGGCGAACCCTAGCACGCTGTACTTGGCTGCTGTGAGACTGGCACGCTTCTCTCGGACCTCTAAATCGTCCAGCAGCTCCATCTTTTCTTGGACGGACATGTGGGGCAGTGCACGCATAAGCGCTTCTAGCTCCAACTTAGTCAGCGTTGTCAGGTTCTGTAGGTTCATCAGGTGGGGTTAGGGGTTCTTCTAGCTCAGACTCGACATCAATCACATCCACAACACCCATAAAACGGTTGAGCTTCTCTTTAATACGTTGCTCAATCTCTTCGTCCGAGGCGTCGACCTTCTTGATTTCAATTTTTTCGGTAAATAGTCCGACCTCTGTGACCTTACCTAGTAGGCCGAGCGCTTTGAGGCGGATGTTTGCGTTGGGGTTTTGTGTCTCCTCAACAAGTTTAGCTACCGTATAGCCGCGCAGTTCTTTTGCCTGTTGTACAAATTCCCAATCGTATGCTGTGAGCATACCTGTAATGTGGCGTACTGCTTCTGGTGTTTTAATCTGCACCAGCTTTTGCTTTTGTTCTTTGTCGGGCTGGGCTGTGACCAATGACTGAAACGCTTCGCGTGCTGTGGCTGTCTCAAGCTGGTCAATTATTTCGTCGTCTGTATCAACACCGAGTTCTTGCAACCAATCTGCGGTGGCAACTTGCGCAGACAACACTTCGTCCGCACCGGCTTTATCCAGCGGTTTGAAACCTTCCGAAGTGGTGGTCTCCGGACCAAATTGCACCAAATGATCTAACATAAACGCGTAGGCCTTGTAACCTCGATAGGTGTAATGTACACTACTTTTGCACGGGTGCGCAAGCAGTCATGCTTCTCCTTGGTTGTAAAAGACCTTAGCCCGCTTAGCGCGGGCTTTTTTTCGCCTCGTGTTTTTCCAAATTTTTATAAAATTTTTAGGGGCAAGCCATTAGGAAGGTACCCGGGGGTGTTGCTGTGGTGGCGAAATTGTATAAAGTTTTACAAAATATTCTGTGCGGCTAAGGAATAGTGTTGTTGTATGTCGCCGCCATGTTGTCATAGTTTGGGGCATGGGGGTAGGGTGGGGTCACGGCTGGCTGTCTAGGGTTCTCCACAACCCGTTATGGTATAATAGAGGCACTCGTTAGGGAATAGTCCGTATCGAGTACGGGGACACGTTGTCCCCATTTAACTGGAGAATCAATCATGACTAAATCAGTCAACACCACCGCCGCATACGTTGCCTTAGACAAGTTCGCAGGGGCAATGGACGGTGCAAGGGTCGCACTTGTTAAAGCATTGGGTAAGGCAGGCATCACGACGCTAGAGGAGGCGCGCCCCGTGGCTATGGAGTGGGTATCGGCACGCACTAAGTGCCGCATTGTGAGCGGTGCTGGCAAGGCAAAAGGCCGCATGGTGCTCGATGCTACGCATCCCAAGTACGAGGCGGCCAAGAAGTCTTTGCAACGTGTGCTGGAAGCCTTTTCACCCAAGCCCAAGTCAGGCAAGGCAACGGCTAACAAGTCTGACCCTATTAAGTTGCTGGTGATACGTTACCAAGCGTTAACTAAGGCAGAGCAAAAGCGGTTCCTCGCATCAATCTAATGCGGGTTTTTCTGGGCGGGGCTGGCAACGAGCCTCCCCGCCTATTTCATTTTCTGTCAATCGGGGACTTCATGTCCCCATTCTTTTCTGGAGATTTTTATGTCTGAACAACTTCTTCTCAACGCCCTAGTCTACCTAGGACGTATGTCCGAACCGAATTGCGGGGAGATTGAACACTACTTATGCGATGAAGAGATTGAACATCTTCGCAGGGCGATGCGTCCCGCAGACAACGCGTACTTCCAAAGCGTCCTTGACGCTACCCGCTAACAGGGACAACAAGTCCCCATTCTTTTATCTGGAGAATCCAAATGCTAAAACTAACCACAAACCAAACACAAGCCCTTGAAGCGGCACAAGACACCGCAGCAGCCCATTACTGGGCATACCCCGACGGGGCGTGGCAGGAGGCGTTCCAAGCCGAATGGCTAGAGAAGAACACAGGCGAGCGTGTCGCCGTGGATATGCGCGGTCTTATTTGGGGGAGCGCAGACATATGAACAAATCAATCAAAACCCTGCACCTCGCCAAGCTACACATATTGCGCGAGGAACTAAACAAGGCACGCGAGGACTCACGCAGACGCCTCATAGCCGAGCGAGCCTACGCACAGGAGGCTAAGTGGGAAATCGAGAAAGCCAAATGCACCCCTATGCGGTGGCGATGATGGGAACGGGGACAACTGTCCCCAATCTTGTAGTACTAAAGTCCTGTCCCACCTCATACCTCATTTCGGCACCTATTATCCGTCCCAGACGCCCTAGTGGACAGTCGCAAACCCGCGCCCACCATAGCGTACACTGTCCAGCGTCCAACAAGCCCATATATATAATTAACAATTTCATTAGATATATATATTCACACATTGCTGGACACTCATTTTTTTGCCTACCCAATCTTCTTGGCACCCCCACCTTGTTTTTTTGATAGACAAGTGGACACAACCGAGACAAACGGCGTGGTTAAGCCATCCGTTGGGTGTAAACTCCTGAGTGTCAGGACAGGACGAAACGTGCCCGTTTTGAAAAACAGGTGGGACAGTTTAAAACTTTACTACTAGAATTACAGAAAAAACATGTTATGGAGAACTCACCATGGACAAGCAATGCAAGACATGCGGTCAAAACAAGCCCGCTTTCAAGTTCAAACGCAGGCTAACGATAGCCGAAACACGTGCGCGAGGTGGCTTAGGTCACCACCGAATGGAGGTAGAGTCGGTCAATTGCACCGAGTGCCGCGCAAAACGCCATATTCCTGTAAGTAAAAAGAGGCACAAGGAATTGGTCAACCTACGCGCTGATGGCGCTATAAGTGAGCTTACCTACGCCATACAAACCCAACGCATTAAGCAAAATGCCAAGGATGCCGTAGCCCGAGCGCTCAACCAGTCGTGGATAAATCGGTGCGTGCTGGCTTGGGGATTCTACATAGATGCCATATCGAGCGAGATAGACAAGGCGTACCGATGCCTCAAGTACGAGAGAACGAACGGGGACAATGCGTCCCCATCACCCAAGGCAGGGTTCTACGAGGTGTACGTTGACATGTTAAGGAGAACTAGAGCACAGATGCGCGTGGACATGCGTGCCAACAGGCCGCCCAAGGACGCGGACAACCAAGACATGCGGTTCAACCCTAGCCATAGAGTGATAACCAAGGTGTGCCAAGCGGATGCACCCAACTACCCACGCTTCATTGCGCCTGCACTACGCCGCGCAGTATTAGCAAGGTGGGAATCTTTAGATATACGGGAACGGTCACGAGGTAGAAGCCGTGACCCCGAAGCAGTTTTGTGGCGTGAGCCACAGAAGAACGGGGACACGTTGTCCCCATCAACCAAAGGAGAGATGACATGAAAAACTACGCCGTAGAACTGAAGCGCACATCGTATGTGACGATAGTCGTA